CAGTGGCGGGAATGCGCTTGCCCTTGGCATCTTTCTTGTAGCCGTAGTAGAGGCTTTCGGCCGTTCGCTGGGCATCTGCCATCAGATCGACTCTCTGGCCCGGAGTCAGCGTACGGCCGCCTCCCCCGGTCGTACCCGCCAGGCCCTTCAGCACCGAGGCGGGAACCGTCTTGCCGTTGACCCGAATCGGCTTGCCCCTGCGGTCCACAACAACGCCCCTGACCAGTGACTTCTCGACATCGACTCGTGACCAGTCGATCTCTGCTCCCTGCTCAGCCAGCCGGTCGCGGAGGCGCTGCGAGCGGATGGCTGCGAGCTGGGCGGCGGTGTACAGAGCGGAGACGGGGATCGGCTTGCCGTTCTTCTTGGGCACCGTGCCATCGACGTAGACGACGTGGCCCAGTGCCTCTGACTTGGCAGGATCGACCTGGCTCTTGTCGATCTTGAACTTCTCCTTCGCCATCGACAGTTGCGTTGCCTGAGTCTCCGATGCCTGCTTGGCTCCCAGGAGTCCCTGAGCAAGGGCTACCTGCTGGCGGTTCGACTGCTCAAGTTGAGCGAGGAACTGCATCGCCGCCTGTGGGCGGCCAGCGGCCAGCGCCTTGATGGCGTTGGACTTGGCCCGGGCAGCCTCGCGCTGCGCCCCTACGAAGGCAGCGTTGGCCTCCTGAGTGGCGCGGAGGTTCTGGGCCGAGATCAGGCTGCCGATCCCCAACTCCTGGGCGGTGGACGTTGTGCCGAGCTGGCGAGCAGGCAGCGTGGCCCCTCGGTAGATCTCGACATCAGCCTGGGCGGGGCCAGCGATGGTGGTGGCAGAAGCAGGTCCACCTACGCTCACACCTGGAGCGCCGACACGGCCGAGCTGGGCATTGGCGGCAGCCACGTCTTCTGCCGTTGCCCCGGCCATGGCAGCGCCCAGCGCCCCGCCCAGTGCGGTCATGCCCTGCCCAGCCTGGTCGTATGCGCCCCCGACACGCCCTAGCAGCTCGGCGTTCATGGCAGCGGCAGCTCGACCCGCAGACTGCTGAGCGAGCATCTGCAACCGCGCGTCTTCTCTGGCCTGTGCGTATTCCTGGTCGATGAGCTGACGCTGGTAGGTCATCTGCGTCTGTGCCATGCGGTTGGCGCGAGCTTCTAGCTGAGCTGGTGTCAAGATCTGCGTGCTACGAAGCAGCGACTCGTAAGTGGGCTGCGGGGGAGGGGCTGCCTGTGGTCGGTAGGTCTGCCTCACTCCCGGGCGGGAGATGTCCCAGCCTGGGCGCTTGGAAGCCAGGTAGCGCAGGTAGCTCTGGTAGTTGCCGCTCGGTTTGACTTTCTTGAATGCGGCCTTGGAGAGAGCAGGTGCGTAACGGCGGACAGGCATCGCTACGCGGGTTGGGCCGCCCTAGTGCCGACCCGCCTTCTCCCCTTCCTTCTTGGAGTCGGCGTTCCCCGCAGCCCCGGACCCCTACCGGGCGTCCAGCCGATGCGGCCTAGACCTGTCGCTGTCTGGGCAGCCGTTCCCCCGCCGTAGGGATAGGTCGAAGCTGCCCGTTCGCCAGCACGAGCACGGGCCTCTGCTACCCGTCGCGCCCAGTCGGCTTCCAGGTCGGCAAGGCCCGTCAGCCCTGCCTCTGAAGCTGAGAGGAAGTCACGTAGGGCGCTGTAGCGAGCGCCTTCGGCAGCTTCGGTGATGTTCTCCAGGTTCTCTGTCGTCTGCCCCGAGGTCAAGATGCCCCTGGCTGCCAGCGAGGCATTGGACATCGCCTTGCGCTGGGTTGCCTCCTGGGCGATTTTCGCCATGGTCGAATACTTGTTGCCCGCAGCCTTGGCAATCGTGTCCTGATCGATGTACTGGCCGAACTGCCCGAGCTGTCCGAGATCGGAGACGCCGAGATCGACCAATGCCTGGTTGAGCGATTGGCGGTACTGCGCCTTGGCCCGGGCGAGAGCTGCCGCCGACTGGCCCTCCTCAAACTGCACTTCCCAGTCACCCCCGATCAGGCCCGCGTAGTTCGGGCCTGCCACCGAGAAGGGGCTGCCGAAACTGCGAAGCGCCGCCTGGTACGTGGGATTCAGCGCCCCCGCGCCCGTGAAGTAGCCCGCCGTTCCTGGGCCAGCTAGTCGCTGGGTTGTGCCCCTGGGCAGCGTTCGGGAGCGAATCCAGGGAGGCCGGACAACGTTCCTGGCCCCCGTAACCAGGGAGACAGCCACACGCGGAGTGTAGTAAGCGGATCGGTCAACCTGTGACGGCTACTCCACCTGTTGTGATGACGAAGGCGACTCCCGCCCAGGATGGCTCGTCTTGGTCGAAGCCTCCCGAGGTACTGCCCTGGAGGTCGGCGCTGGCAGAGTGCGCGTGGCTTCCTGCTATCCCGTGCTGATGTCCGCCAGCGGGACCCGTGTAAGGATCGCCCTCGGTCACGGCATAGCGCGTTGTCGGCTGGTTGCCCTCGGGGAAAGTCGAGTAGTTCATGCGGGCGAAGTTGGCGAAGACCGGCTGGTGCTGGTGGTCGCCCACTCCTGGATGCTGATGATCGCCAGCAGAAGAGACGCTGACGCTGACGCTGACGCCATCGAGGGCGTGGAAGTGGGACGGGCCTCCTCGCTGCCCGAGTGCTCGCCCGTCCGTTTGTGCCAGGCCCACCCGACCGCCGACACAGAAGAGCGCCCGGTCGCGTAGGTCGGGCAGGTTGAAGGTGGTGGAGCCGTCACCCGCGCCCCAGGACGTGCCGATGACTTCAAACAGCTTGGCGTAGGTCGTGCGTGATTGCACCGAGCCGTCGCAACCCAGGCAGTCGCTCGGCCAGGTCAGGGAAGCGATGGGCAGGAGAATCCCTGCTGGCAGGTTCGTCTTCACCACCACCGCTCCCCCAGCCTTGCGCTCCGCAAAGATGTCTGCCGACTCCAGGAAGCTCTTGAGCCAGGAGCGGAACTCGACAGGGAAGTAGGTGGGATCCGACAGCAGGCGGGCGACCAGCCTGACCTCTGATTCGGAGAGCCTCCCCGACCCCGGCTGTCCCGGCGTGGTGCGAGGTCGGGCCATCTACAGCTTGGCGCGATCCTGCGGCCACTCGTCCACGGCGATGTCGTACAGGCGTGTCAGGTAGGAGGGGAGCACTTGCTCGACCTCCACCTGAATGCCGTAGCCACGTCTGTCCACGCGCAGGCGCTTGCGCGTGTAGCGAGAAGCGGCAGGCAGCTTGCCCACCGACACCGGATCGAGGTTGGGATAGGGCGAGATCCTGACGCCTACCTGGTGTACGTCAGGGCGAGTCTGTGTCTGCGCCTGGGTGAGATGCGAGACGTAGACGTGGCGCAGCCGCTTGACGCCCTCTGGCCCCATGCGGAACCAGGGCGTACGGATGACCGGCAACACGGGTAGGCCGTTGCCATCGACAGCATCAGGGGCGGTGGGCGAGCCGCTCGACGGGTCAAACTCCGTGTTGCCGAAGAAGAGCGGGGACACCTTGACCAGGCGGTTCTCGCCCAGCGTCGGCACCGAGGCATCGCAGCCCCACCAGACCTCTTCGGTTTCCTCCATGGAGTCGATGTAACAGGTGGCATGGACGTTCTTCAGCCTGTACCAGGTTCGCGTTGGCAGGTCACATACCAGCGTCATCGGCCGCAGCTCCTCGGCCGTGCTCGTGGTCCAGGTCGTCAGCACCGTCACCATTAGCATGTTCTTGAACACGCAGGCATGGACGTGCGTGCCCGCCTTCTTGCGCTGGAAGAGCGCACGCCAGAGGTTGGAGATGCCGCCCTGCTCGGTCAGTGAACGAATGGTTGCGCCATCCGTCAGATAGACGCCGTGCGGGTTGGCGAAGCAGTAGTTCTCCTGCCAGGGGACGACGGAAGCTGGCTCGTCGGTGCCGACCTCCTCCGAGAACACATCCTGGTACATGTCCGACTCCAGGTTCTCGCCCGGGGGAATACCGCCCCGGATCTTCTCGATAGAGCCGTGATGGAAGACGAGCACCTGGCCGGTCATGGGCGCGAGGGCGCTGACCGGGCGGGCCGAGCCGATGAAGCTCTTGGCATCCCAGGTGCCCAGCGGTCCCTGGTCGGTCTGGAGCGGCGAGAAGTAGACGATGTGGCTCTTGGTCGCATCGGCCACTCCAGCCAGCAGCAGCCTGCCCTTGTAGGAACACATCACCGATCCCGGGGGAGCCGAAGCAGGCAGCTCGGTGATGCTCGTGGTGGAGCCGTTCCAGAAGACGAACTTGGGGCGATTGACGCCAGTGGCATCTGAGAAGTACAGGTGGTTGCCCAGCATGACGCCGTTCTGGACACCGATGGGAACAGCCCCCACATTGGAGATCGCCCCTGTGGACAGATTCACGTCGTACAGACTCCCGGCCGCACCCGCGTATAGCCGCACGCCTGCGCGGAAGGCAGCATGTTTTCCGCCCCAGATGTTCCCCGCCAACGCCGTCGAGAAGTAGGGCCACGGGCCTCTGCCCTCTAGCCTTGCACCCCTGCGATTGGGCAAGTAATCGGCCATGTCCCACATCAGCCCGCGCGGCATGGCATCCAGCGCATGATCGCGGGCGAAGCCTACGGCGTCTGCCAGCAGGGAGATCGGCTCGCTCATATGCTCGCTCCCAGGTACTCCCCGGATGCAGAAGGAGCACCGATGTTGGCTACCAGGTTGCGGCGGCGATGGGCAGCCGGGGTCACGCGCTTGACCAGGATGCGCTTGATGCGAGCGATCTCACCCTCGGTGCCATCCTGCCCCTCGTACTGGATGCGCCAGCGTTCACCCTCGCCCGATCCCTGGTGCTGGACGTACTCACCCGTCTTCCACAGTGCATACATGACGACGGCCTCGTGGAACTCCGGAGCCAGGCCGCCGAAGGAGGGGAGCTGCGGGTCGTCGGCATCGGCCACCAGCTTGTTGGGTCGGAAGATGCCGTAGGCCTTGAAGGTCTTGTCCTCGGTATGTACGGGGCTGATCCAGAGCAGCGGCTCCTCGTAGGCAAAGCCGTACTCTCCCAGCGCCTGGAGTTTCACGATGTCTTGGCGCGCGTAACGCCTGAGAAAGCCGATGTCGGGGAACTCCAAGTCGAGCAAGGCGAGGATCTGGTTCGACATGTCGTGAACCGGCGTGTTGGCGGTCAGGTTGAGGTTGATGACTCGCGTGTAGGGGCGTGTGCGCGTGAGCACCTGCACGAGGCCATCGTTCAGCCAGCCCTTGATGAGCGAGATCTCGTCGTTGTAGATCGACTCCTCAGCCCCGAGCGTGAACTTCACCCGGTCGATCATCTCCTTGAAGTTCATGCTCCTCCCTTCCCTAGAGCGGCGTCACGCCGAAGCGTGCCCCTATCTGGAGGTTCCCGTTCGCTGACTGTTGGACTTCCAGCGAAAGAGTGTCGTTTGCTGATAGCCGTACCTGAGTGGCGAACTGCAAGTTCGCCGTGCTGCTTGCGAGAGTAGAGCGATGCAGCTCGGTGGAGGTATTGCGCATTAGCCGCAACATGAAGTTGCTCTGGGAGCCAGAGCCGACAGCAGCCA